GGCGCGAAAAAAAATGTACAGTGACGGTGTGAAGGCCTTGAGCGCCTAGTGGGAGGGGGTAACCCCCCTATCTTCACTAGGACTTCCTTTACACTTTTAGTATTTTTTCCCAAAAAACGATAAATTTATTTTTTTACTTTTTATGAATTATTTTTTCTGTTGATCAAGCTCTGTACTTGGTCCAGTCCCTGGACTGTGGCAGGTTACGATTACCTACTACCTTATTGTCATTCGAATGGCTATCTGCATATAGCTTGTCAGACTTCTGTCTATTGCATTGCCAGTGGGCTAACTGCAGGTTCTGAATATCTGATGGATGACCATTTCTATTGATTGGAATAATATGGTCAATTACAGGTGATAGGGGGTGTGGGTACTTTAGGGACTTATCAACAGGTAGGCCACAAATACCACAAGTATTACTTGTTTTTAGAATTACCTTCTTATTCTTTTCAAATGCGACTCGATGCGGTCCACTACGGTCTGCTCGTTCTTGGGGGGTATTCATATTGTGGGAAGCCTTTCTTTTTTAGATAAAGGTGGGTATTTTAGTACCCTGGGTATATTTTGATTAGGGGGGTGTTTTCACCTCTTCAACACCCTTGTATATTTAACATATCTTATATTTTGTGACTTTCGACAGAGTATTGTTCAACCCAGTTATGACAATGGTTTGTAAGCATTTCTGAACTATCCAATTTACTTTTTCTCAATATGTTAAATAAGTATACTTTTAATACGTAAAAGTAAGCATACTTTCATCGATTTCATCTTGGTTATATCCGATGTAATCTAAGGTAATATCTGGTGCAGAGTGATTAAGTATTTGCATTAGAATAGCTATATTCCCATTTTGTTTGTAATGATGATAACCAAATGTTTTTCTCATCGAATGGGTACCAATGTTTTTTAATCCTGAATGTTTAGCTGCATCATTTAAAAATTGATACACAGCTACTCTACCAATGTGTTTAATACTTACTCCGTCACCTCTAACTTTCTTTCTGCTAGGAAAAAGATAGTCATAACTCTCAAGATGATTTTCTTTTATGTAACGATCCAAAGCTTTACGTAGTTCAGGATTAACTGCAAATTTTCTGATTTTACCAGTCTTCTTCTCTTTAACCTCAATTCTATCTTGATTGACATGCTTTACTTGAAGAGGGATAATATCGCTTACTCGTAACCCCGAATAAATTCCGACCAAAAAAAGAATGTAGTTTCGCTCACTTTTTGATTTCAAATAATTCTTCATTCTATCAATGTCATCTGGTTCACGAATGGGTTCTACTTTCTTCATGGTATCACCTCCAAACCACAAGAAAAGGCAGGTTGTGCCTGCCTTTATAATTATTTCATAATATAATTTTAGCACATTAATTCGTATATTTACTCCGAACTTACTCCAAATTTACTCCAAGAAAACTCCAAGAAAACTCCATTTTTTTTATTCTAAGATTTCAATTTGTTCTCCATTTCGGTAAAGCTCAGCAAATGCCATTAGAGCCTTATCTAGGATATCGTAGTAAGAACTTTCTGAGATAGCCAAATCCATAGAGATTGTTTCGTCTTTCTTACAATCCCACTGCAGATATTTCTCGTAAAGGATTCTACGATAGAGTGGATCATGTAATCCACTTACTGCTTGTTCAATTGCATCAAGTTCAAGTTCAGCATCAACTTTTCGAATTGCTAATTTTTCAACCTGGCTATTTCTGCTGAATGATTGAGAGCGTGGCATAAACGAGTATGTGGTAGTTACTCTTTGGCCTTCCTTATCATTTGCAACCCTTCTCCATCTCAGATACCCTTTTAGAATCTTCTTAGCATTCTCTTTTGTCTTTGATTCATTAACGTCAGGGAAAAAAGGCATCGTTCACCTCCAATCTTACTCAGTTCCACTTTGTTTACTTAGAAGAGATTCTAATTCCTTTTTCATTCTCTTCAAGTTCTTTTTCAGGTATTCTCTATGAGCAGTTCGAGATTGAGCCATCGATCTATCACATGGTTGAGAATATTCTTCAATTTGTTGCTCGATTAATTCGATAGAATGTCTTTTACTCTCGATTAATTTATCTAGAAATTCACTCATCCGAAGACCTCATCAATCTCTCTAACAACTTCATTGTGCCTAAATGGCTCGTAAGCTACTCTTCCAAATCCATGTTCATCAACACCATCTGGATTATCTGTTGCATATTTTAGAAAGAGTGGCATCTTGCATTCATGGCAAATCCATTTTTTAGCAGCTGATCTAATATGGCCAACTGTGCAATTCCCACAAAAAGGACACTGTACATCCACTTTTATATTATTCATACTTCATTCTCCTGAATATTAGAATGGTAAATCATCATCAGATATATCCATAGGGTTAGTTTTTTCAAAACTTGGCGGAATTTGATTTTCCATACTTGCATTGTTTGCAGAATTATCCTTTTTTTCAAGGATTTGAAAACTTTCAGCTACTACTTCAGTCACATAGACACGTTGCCCTTGCTGGTTATCATAACTACGAGTCTGAATACGACCTGTAATCCCTACAAGAGCACCCTTTTTAAGCCAATTTGCAAAGTTTTCAGCTTGCTGGCGCCACATGATACAACTAATAAAATCAGCTTCATAATCACCCGCCTGATTCTTAAAATTGCGATTCACTGCCAAGCTGAAAGTTGCAACAGCCACATTTGAAGGTGTGTATCTTAACTCAGGGTCACGAGTCAATCGACCTACTAACACAACATTATTGATCATTATTTAACTCCTTTTATGCTTCCTTAATCTCAATACCTGGGGAATCAAATACCCAGCCAAATCCTGCATCTTCTAGTTCTTTGCGGGTGTGTTTGACTCTATACCCATAGATTTCGTTTTTTGATGCAAAAAACCAGTTTTGACTGTCTAAATTTTTATTGAGATGGGTAGTGTATCCGCTGACCCCTTTCATCCTAACCGTATACTTCGGTTCTTTCTCTACCTCGTAGCCGTCAAGATACGCACGAGCGAATAGTTTTTGATTATCTAGATCATCCACCCAGCTATTAACTTTCTCCGGCGTATATAAGAGAGCTGTAAGTAACCTTTTCCTTTTTGCTTTACATTGCTCAATCCAATCCGCAACAAACTGTGGGATTTTGACTTTTTCGTGTTCAAACACGCCATCAAATTCACCCATGATAGCCTTTAGCCAAACTTTACGATCATGCACTGGAAGTTCTCGCAATCTTGCAAGTATGTTCTTAACGTAGCGTGGAGCTTCGTCTGCGTGACCTGTTTCGGGTTCGTCTAGTAGTTTCAAATCTTCTATAAAAATTTGACGAGCTAATTCCGCACCAGGAGCACCCCACTTTCCTTCATAGCTTTTGTATTTCTCAATCAATTCTTGTTTATTCATCTGACAAATCCTCCTCTTTTACAAACACCCCGTCAATCATCTTCCCTTTGCGATCTTTGATAACGTTGTATGCTTCGTCTAAACAATTCTCATCAGTAGTTCCATTAAATAATGAAACAGAATTAATCACGCTATCAAGAAACATGATATCTGACTTAATTAAAGGAGTTTGCGTTTCGTTATGACAAACATGTGAGTACAATTTTTGAGAAATATTGCCCAGGCTTGAAACCATCAGCAATAATTCAAGTTCTTGTTCATTAGCTGAAATTTTAGCACCATTCTTGATCTGTTGCTCAAGTCCAATCAATACGACTTGAATATCACCAAGCGCATCATAAATCAACTCAGATTTGTCCTTTGCAATACCTTCAAACAATTCTCCTGATTCTTCCATCAGCTTCAAGAATTGCTTAACAGGATTTGCTTCATGTAGATTTCTATCTACAAACCATTGTTGGACCTTTTCTTCTAAGGACATTTTTTTATTCATATTTTTTCTCCATTTTTATTTTTTCTAGGAATTAGAAGTAATCTTTCCTTTTATTTTTTAAATCATTAAATACCATCAAATGATCATTGTCTACACCTTTCATCAACCGACTCATAAAAGGGCGACCATATCGCTTTTGGATTTCCTGTGCAGTCAGATTAGTCGTGATAATAGTATTGGCTCTTTTATTGAGAATGTTGTAAAGAATGCTGAAGGACCATTCACTGTCCTTTTCCATCCCAAGATCATCTAAGACTAAAAACTTTGCGCTAGCAATCTTATTTACCAGGAACTCTTCCTGGCTGAAATCCGTCTTAATTTTCATCAGCAAGTCAGTAACATTGATGAAGATGGCAATTTCTTTCGTGATTGATGACAATTCTTTCATAATCGCAAATGCCAGATGGCTCTTACCTGTTCCGGCTTCGCCTTGAAAAATAACATTATTTCTGGCACCGTCTGCCCACTCTTTACAGATTTTTTTGGCAAATTCTAACTTTTCAGCTTCTTTTTCAGTAGGTGTGTCAAAATTCTCAAGAGTAGCATTCTTCAGCACATCATCGTATAAAGAGAATTTTTCAAGATAGAACTTTCGTTCTCTCTCGTATTCTGCATCAGCAAGCTCATTGACTCTTAATTGATTCTCTGCATGAATCCGTTCTGATTCGCATAAGCGACAGAGAACATCATTTGTACGAATAATCTTAATCAAGGGAATTTTGTGTTTGTCGCAAATTTCATTTTGTTCTTCAGTATTCCTGTGATAAGAGAGCGCCATTTCTTCTAGTGCATCAGTTACCATGTTAGCTTACCTCCACAAGCTTTCCAGCTTGCCATATCTGACAAGCAAGCTATCACGGTCTCTTTTGATTGTTTTTTCAAAAGAGATTTTTTCTGATCACTGATTGGATAGAAATTTTCTTCAAATTGTTGGATTAATTCTAGAACCCCCATTCAGATTGTCGAACTTGTTCAACTGTCGTTACTTGGTTCTGCTGCCAATTTCGCAAAATACCACCTATGTATTTAACGTTTGGTTTTCCTAAATTAACAGCGGTCCTCAAAGCTTCTTTGACTAGTTCAGAGTCATTTTCGTTCAACAGATGATTGATTTCTTCAACTTCGAAACCTGATAGCAATCTGCGAAACTCAGACTGAAATAGTTCTAAGATATTTTCATTATTACTAGTAGTAGTTATATTCTTATCTTTATCTATTCTATTCTTATTCTTATCTCCTTCTTCTTCTAGTGCGTTACCTTGCGTTACTGTAACGTTACATGTAACGTTACCTAGAGCGAGATTTTTTTGCTTTTCACGATGTCTTGCAACACGATTGCGTGTTTGCTCCTTGATTTTCTCCATCCCATCAATATTTTGATGTTTTTCCCAATTTGGCAGCGTGATAACACCATCGATAATTTCAACCATTCCAAATTGCTCAAATATTCCTAAAGCCATTCTTACAGTATTTAGTGGCCTTCTAAAGATAGTTGCAAGCATTTCATCGGTATAATGAACTTTATCTGACATCATTAGTAGTCCATTTCGATTATGTTTGCCAGCTAGTGCCAAGATTTTGAACCAAATAACTAAAATTGCATCATGATCTGGTAAGGCATCAATTAGACAGATTTTTTCATCGTCAAAAATATCGGTAGTAATCTTAATCCATTTGATTTCAGACATATAGACTTCCTCTTCTAACTTTATCTTGATAGCCATTTCCTACGATTTGCTCGATAGTCTTTCTTCATATCTTCATAAATTTTGTGACTTTCTAATTCCATTATCTGCAATCTAAGTAACTTATTTTTATTTGAAAGTTTCTGATAATCTTTAGCCAGTTTTTCATAATCATTAAGGTATTCTTTGATTAGAGTTAAATTTTCAAGGTTGTAGTTATAAAATATTACGTCGTGCCTTGATTGTTGTCGTTTTTTATCATCGAGAAGCTCGTTATAAATTTGGATTGTATTTTCAACCCATTTGAGTGCTCCATTAAAATCTGTTTCCATTATTTTTCCTTCTTAGTAATTTTTCTAGTTAATTTTGTGATACCTGCTCCTAACTTGGTCAATTCTGGATCCATGCTAAAGTAATTATTCTGATTCATTCTTGCAAGTTCCTCATTCGATAAAAGAATAAGATTCGAGATATCATAATTGCTCTTATCTCCATCTAGGAAGCAAACTGAATGGCCTTCTGGTATTGGCCCAAAATTATCTTCCCAAACTTTACGATGCTTCAATACCCATTTATTAGGATCTGCTATCTTTTCCTTTGGATATCCATCTGTTGTAAAATTGATAGTTCCAACTGGTAAGTAATTAGGAGGTTTGTTTCCTTTCTTGAACTGACCACTGTTTCTTGGCATATTAGGGTATTTCTTACCCTTATTATGAGGAGTTTGACCTTTTTCAAATCGACCTGTTAGACCACTTAGGAATTTATTATTCCCTCGATATGACTTTATTTGTTGGATTGTTAGTTTTAGGCCAAATTTACTATTCATTTCATCAGTAATCTCTTGCATAGTTTTACCGAATTGATGTTCTGAAAAATATTCATGTTGTTCTTTTGTCAGTAATTTATTCTGAAAAATATTACCTACTGGTAATCCTAATCGTTTACGAACACCACCAATTTGAGTCTTAGTATAGTTCGTTCCGAATTTCTCGTTTAGCAGCCTAGTTACTTCTGGAGTTAGTCGACCAGGGCAAATTTCATGCATGTATTCGGTGTATTCATCCTTCCAGCAAAGCGATCGGGGCATTGACCTCACCTACCTTATCCTTGAACTTTTCAGCATCCAGGGCAAGCTGTCCTGCTTGTAGGATTTGACCTAAGATAGCGACCATCTATTTCGAACGCTGCAGCTCAATTTTAAGTTCATCTGCTGTA